AACTCGTCATCTTCCAGCGAATCTTCGCAGCGTTCCGATGCTTTGTAAAAGAGTGCTTCCGCCTCTGCCGTATCTCCATGCCGCTTCAGAATTTTTGCAGCATACTTGGAAAGCGTACTGTTCCGCTCACCAGTTGGAATCGTCTCTGGCAAGACGGTTCGCTGCTCCATGAAGGTATCCAACGGTGTATCTCCGTCATAAAACTCCACCTTGGGGTTCTCTACGCCATAAAGGAATCGTGCCATATCAAGAGCCGCCGGGTCGAAAGCCGGAAAATACTTCTGAACATCCTTTTTCAGCTTTGCAAGCCGCTTTTCACTCGTCATATCGTTGATAATGAAATACACATGGAACTTCGGCCGAGCGGTCTTTCCGTTCTTTTCCTTCATGTGGTTACGAGAATAGACCACATAAAACGGAACATCCGGAAACGCCGCCCGAACATCTGCCGGTGTTTTCCACTCGCTCGCCGGAATGTCTTCTGCAAGCGGATCCGGATTCGTGTTGTCGCAGTCCACGGGCAGGCAGTCAGCTTTTCGGAAAGTCTTTTTGCTGCGGTATCCCTTAATTGCATTTTTGCGAGTGTTGGTTCCATCCGCATACTCGCCACAGACATGGTCGAACTGCGCGATCTTTTCCAAGTCATCCACCGTTTTGACCTCAGCCTTGAACGGATAGCTAGTGTTCTTTTCTTTCCCTCTTACACTGCTGTACTGCAGCGTGATGGTCGACAAACTCATAGACGTCCTCCTTCTTTTCTTGTGGTGTATTCATGCCGCCAGATTTATCAGCTGCTCTTTCTGCATGATTTCAGCTTGTGTATACAATAAACTTTTCCTCTACATATCCGTACCTCCATTCTATTATTTTGCATTCAAAACCACTGAACTCCTGGAGTTCACATCCCCCTTTCCACTGCCAAAAATTAAGGGCCTTCATAAAGCGAACGATTTTCTGGCAAAAGTTGACTATTTTTGCTGATTCTTTCACACACTTCTCACATTTGCAGTCATTTCAATTGCTTTTATGTGAACTACAAAGCCGGCAACCTTTGCAGTTGCCCACGGGTTCGGCATCTGCAAAAGCCGCCTGCTATGTTTCACTGGTCACTAG